CATCTCGTACTCCATACCGTCACCAAAGCTATTCTCTCTCATACTTCGAGCGACATTCTCTTTGAGATCAGCTAGAGTTGTTGCAGTGAGCATCAATTCTTGTGGCTTCAATTCGTTCGACATCGAGTCCTCCCTTGTTACAGTATATTCAGTTCAGGATTGAGTGTTGATGCCCATTCTCTCAGCAAAGCCAAAGTAGTATAACCTTCCGTGGTCACCTTTTACATTCAAAGCGCTGCGAATATCCAGCATCCTGAGCAATCTAATTAGATCTTGGATAGCAAGGATATGGTCGTTCAAGGTGTTGGCTTTGGATACGCAGATGTAAAGATCCAACCTCGACTAATACCACAACTTCTTATCCATGTTCCTACATGTACGCCATTCTTGTAGTATAGAGTCATGTGCTTCCCCTCTTCAACATACGGACAGCAAGTAAGACCGTCCATGCCAAGATCTGCTACAACCTTGGCCTCAAACTCTGATTTCTTCATCTTCTGGTTGAACGCTATTGAACTCATATCTTCCTGCCTATGAAGCAGGTGCGGATGAAGTAGATCATGTTGGCCAATGATTCGGTCTCGTGCAGCCACTCGAACTTGCCGTCGTCCTCTTTGACCAGACAGAGGTAATGACATCCGACCTGGATATGCGTATAAGGAGTGAGCTGGACAATACCATCTGTCTGCTCAGCCTCATTCCCCTCTTCCACATCTAATACCTTGAATCCAGCCTTCCTACATGCTGTAGAGACCTGTAATGCGGTATACATCTATGCCTCCCAGCTCGAGACATCCTGACCAATACCAAAGCACATGTCGAACTCAGCACTCACTAAGACTGCTAAGTCATCAGCTATGTCCTCTGTATTAAGGTCAGCCTCAGCTAGATCAGGAGTGAGACCTCCATCCTTGGCCACGAAGACATCCTTCCCAGTAGCATCTACACAGAACACGAAGAACCTCTCACCTGCATTCATATATCCTCCTTAGTTAAGTTAACACCCAATACAGCCACTTCATCTACATGGAACTCTGTAAGCCATGTCTCGTCCCTTATGCGAACAACCACATTATAAGCAGCACTTACACCCTTATCGTCCATACTTGCCTCCCCACTTCTGTAGCTACCAACTAGATTATCCCAGTTGGTTCTTAGTTGTAACTGAATACACACCTACAACCCAGCAATATATCAGGTCGGGATATGGCGTAAGCAGTTGATAAGACGAGAGCAGGCCCAAGGAAAGGCCAATTAGGCCGCTGGTCACTCTGAGTCGGCTTTCCTAAGTTGGCCAGATATAGTGGTCGGCATCGGTCTCTTCAGCTCCTCGTCTATCCTCCCTATCAGGATGCGCATGATGCTGACATACTCTTCTACATCTATAAGGCCTACTGATTTAAGGAATGAGACTAGGTCTCTTGTTATTAGCTCTTTCTCGAATATATCGGCGTGCACTGAAAACCCTCCAGTCCATGTATTCATTAGTATCAGCACGAGCTGGAGCGTATATGTGGGCTCGGCGTAGCAGTGTCAGCAGGCGCTGAGGCCTACTGGGAATAAGAAAGCCCAGATCAGAGCGACCTGGGCAGAGTTGGCTTATGCTATCGGGATATTACTTCTGGAACTTAGCGCGGAGATGAGCAGGCAGAGCACTGAAGTCCACCGTGATCGACTTGGCCTTGCTCGCTTGCACTTCGATAGTGCGTGCGGTCACTGCGGTCTCGACCTCGATGTAGTCGTCCGTGCCAGGAGTGAGCGTCGCCAGCAAGAGCTTCATGTTCTTGAGCTGGCTGTCTCCAGAGCCTGCACGTGATCCAGGGTTCTTGGCCACATATGTGGTGTTGCCATTCAGTCGCTTGTCCTTGCGGATCCAGTTGGACTGTAAGCCACTCACATACGCCTTCAGGTCCGTGTCACTGTACTCACGGTCGAGCTCAATGTCCCCAGCTCTGAAGCCTTGGAAGAGGATCGCATTGACCTGTGCACGGACTTCTTTGGTCATGTGCTCAGATACGTTCTCACCCTCGGTGAACTCGATACCTGCATTGCTCAGCACCATGCTGATGGCTGCAAACACAGCCGACTTTTGATTCACTTTCACTTGATTCTCCCTTGTTTTGAGTCTAATGACTCATTGTTGTTAACTATCCATAAGATCAGAACCGCACTATCTCCGCTTGAACGCTGGCCGCTTGTTCTCTCTTGCCTGTATCTCTCTGATGTCGCATAGTCTCAGTACATCATCGAAGGAGCAGAACTCCACGGGGTCATTCTTTATAGTCTGCCACCATGCATAGTGCGCTCGCTTCTTTCGGTTGTATGCAGTAGCAGTTGCCATAGTCCACTCATACATCTGCTGCTCACTCAGATCAGACCACTTCTCTTTCACTAACATCAGTCCTCCAGTGTGTGCATGAGTATTATTAATTTAATACTCAAAACTTATATTAGTATATATGTTCAGGATGGGGTGGCGTAGCAGTGTCATGCATAGGCCAGAGAGACAGGGCGAGCTTGCGCTCGCCCTGTCATATGCTTGCTAGATCTTGTAATCAGCTCGCGCACTCACTATCGCCGTGCGCGTCTCATAGTGCTCGTTGTAGTTGAATATCTCCATGAGATTGGTTGTGATCTCATCGAAGTCTGGTCGGTCCTTGATGTCGGCTAGGAACTTGGTTATGCTATCAGCCTCGCAGCTCCATGTTCCGTCACCATTGTCATCCGCTGGTTCTCCATGACTCATGAACCCGATAGTTCCATCACTATCCTTCATGATCTCGAAGAAGTTGTTGTTGCCATAGTCGATACAACCTATTGACTGAGCATTCTTGAGTGTAATCATTTAGTCCCCTTTGTTATTGGTTAGGAAGCAATTGATTCGACTTGGGTCAGTTCGAGCACAGCCTTGCCTTGATCGGCCATCTCCATGAATACCTCGTTCCTCTGTCCAGCTGTCAGGTAGAGCTTGTGCTCTAGATGCCAGTCGAGACTCGCACTGTTGAGCATGTGTGTCCGCACTCCATCCTGCTCGATCACATACCTGATGGCGCGCGTAGTGACACGCTCTGTGATAGTGAGTAACATGTAGTCCTCCTTGTTATAAGTTATTAATTTGTTTAATAACTTTATTTATATTATTATATATAGTCGGCATAGGCGTAGCAGTGTCAGTAGGGCTTGCGCCCTACTGAGCTAGTCCTCAGTATGATCGATGAGGAGATCTAAGATCTTCTCCATCAGCTTCTCTTCTTGCTCTGTCTCTCCGATAGATTCACTGATGAGAAGAGACATAGCGATATGCAACAGCGTTAGTTCCTCAGTAGTAAACATATATTCTCCCTTGTTAGTCCACTCAAGAAGATGGAGGACCGAAGTCCTCCATCCATTCAGTGTCTAGTGGTTGGTCTGGAACTTAGTGCGCAGATGCGGAGGCAGAGCGGAGAAGTCGATCACTGTCGCCTTGATCTTCTCAGCTGCAATCTCTGATGTGCGCTCCCTGATGAATGTCTCGAGCACATCCTTGTCAGCCGCCGTGTATCCGTTGTTGCCAAGCTCGACCTGAGCTAGCAGACGCTTGGCATTGACCAACGCTTGATCTCCGCTTCCCGCTCTTGACCCAGGGTTCTTGGCGACGTACTTCGTGTTGCCGTTGAACCGCTTGTCCTTGCGTATCCAGTTGCTCTGCAACCCGCTCACATACGCCTTGAGATCCGTATCGCTGTACTCTCGGTCCAGTTCGATCTCGCTGTCGCGGAATCCCTTGAACAGGATCGCGTTCACTATCGCCCGAAGGTCCTTGGTCATGAATGCTGCCACATTCATGCCGTCGCTGAAGTCATGTCCAGCCTCAGCAAGCACCGTAGTGATCGCCATGTAGACGGCAGTCTTTTGATTCACTTTCATTCAGTCCTCCATGCTAAGCAGAGCATAATCGCTTTGCTTATATTTATTTATAAGATCAGAAGTCCGTCAGTCAAAAACTACCCACAAGGGAGGGACTAGATCCCAAGTGGGCATCAGGTTATTCAATCGTTATATATTCGTTACATCAGTGCTTAGTTTCAGAAAGGGCCCGCTAGCTTCACCTTTCAAGGGATCCCTTGTGTCAGGAGTGGTACTCGCCGCCAAATCCTAGTGTACATAAGGTTTTTCATATTTTCATGCACCTAATAGGCAAACACAGGTACCACTACTTGTTTCCTAATAGGTATAAAATATTATATGGATATCAAACAGGCCCACAGCTTCACCCTCCTCAAGTTCCTCCTCCCTCTCATCGGCTGGACCAAAGAGCCCATCACTACCCTCACTATGACCTACATAAACCACAAGGGCAACCGCATCGGCATCAGCTTCAACGGCATCCACTGGTGGAACGACTAATGAAGGCCACACCACCCGGCTATTGGCCAACACGACAGCTACTCCGCATCCTCAACAAGTTTCACATCCTCTCCGTAGAAGACTACACCACCGCAATGCGCATCAGGTTCCCAACACAATGAAGAAAGACACTCCTCACCCTCATCTAGAGCTCTTTATTCTTCTGGCCAAACTCGGCTATAACCCGTACAGGCTCATACTCACCCAATGACAGAGCTCACCTTCAACGACCAGCAGGTTCGCACCCTGTTCCTCTTCCTCCAGGCTCTCGGCCTTGCCCGTAGTCACAACATTCCTTATGTCTTCATTGACAACGGGTGCGACATCGACGCCTTCGGCGGGAACGACTACTGATGGACTATACTTACATTCGTCAGTATCACATCAACCACGGCGAGTACAACCTACCTATTCCCATCTACATCGATAACATCGAGGAGTACAACTCCTACTACGAGCTCATCAAGCTGCTCGACATGCTAGGCGCCATCGATCCATATAACCTGAGGACCACATGAGCGGCATACCTATGCGTCCAGTGCGGATGACGCGCATGGTCACGGTCGAAGATCGCATCTCCCGCTTCGCGGAGATGGAGATCAAACGACCAATCAAGCGCTATTACCCGCAGTGGCACATGTTGGCTCCACTGCACCGCGAATGGCTGCTATGCCTCACCTGTCGCCTGCTGCGGCAAGCCGGTCGTGTATAATATAACAATGATAACGGAAGACGTACGCCGCTGGACCCGCATAGTATTGCCGCGCCCCAAGTTCGAGGCCATGGTCTGCCTGATGGGTCTGCTCTACCTGCTGGACATAGTGCCGCGTGAGTACATGATGTGGCCGCAGTGCGAGGAAGAGAGTTATGGCAATTACCGTTAGGTTCAACGGCACCGACATTAAGGTGCCAGGTTGCTATGGACCACCGTCTTATTGGTACAAGCAATTTGCTCTCACTCAGTTCTTGCATAAGCTAGGCGTAAGGTGGAATCGTGGCGTTTAGACCCTTAATCTGGGGAATGATACCGATGAGCAGGCAGGAGAAGCTTATTCGCTTTGTCGATAAGCTCAGGAAGGCTCAGCAATGAGCGTATGGAAAGCTACGTACAAGGACACAGAGAGCTTGAGCTACATGTTTGATAACTTCCACAAGTACGACGGGATCTTCAGTGAGACTGTGCTGTGCGAGCCAAGCACTCATATACACCACAGGCTCTTCATCTTCATGCATAGGATAGGGATGCGATGAGCATCAACATGAAGGGTGGCTATGTTATTAAGGTGATGTACAAGAGTGGTGGGGGCCCTATTCGGGAAATCTTCAATAAACACATGCTGACGGAGACGCAGATACAACTTTTTATACTCTTGCATAAACTGGGGATGAGATGAGCCCTAACGACAAGCGAGTACCAGACTTTGCGGGTAACTACTACATTCGCAGGCAGCAGGAGAGAGCAGCAGATACACGGTATGCGCTGCAGCTGTTAGCTAAATTTAAAATATGGTTCAAATGATAAAGCTCTATACAGACTCACAGTACAGCTTAGTGATGCTCTTGCTGAAGTTCAAGCTTATACCAGGCGAGTGTGCCGTCGTAGACATGAGACCGATGGCATTTGGTCTCCAAGCGCATGTAGAGAAATGGCACGATGGTAACAGATAACAATCCAACATGGAGACTGCTTCAGTTGCTTAGCACCCTAGGCATGAGGATTCCAATGACTCCACATTACTACTGGGACCCAGGTGCTAATGGTGGAGTAGGAAAAGAGTGTATATGGTGGAAATAGGGACTATAGTCTCTGGCGATAACGCGCGCTATAAACTTATGGAACTTCTCAGGGTACTTAAAGTAGTGAACATTGAGATTCACATACACCTGATTAGTAATGGATATGTGGTACAAAGCGACTGGAAGAAGCAGATGGTGATAAATGGCATATACGATTAAGAATGTCTATCAGCTTCAGCTCATAGAGTTTCTCACACTGCTGGGCGTTCTACAAGACTTTGACCAGTTCATAGAGACAAAGACTGGCTTCTTTAGAGTAACCTTCAAAGATGATAAGATAAAGCTATGGAGTACACTAAATTCAACGCCCTAGGTCAGTGGGAACTATGCAAAGCTGCAGGCCCTACGTACGACAAGCCCTATAAGGTATATGGCGGTAGCTCTGTCACTGGTGAACTTCACCAGGACTTTGGAGCTAAGGGATCTCTCCATAACTTCGGTGGCGGCAAACGCCCCAAGAACGCATACAACAAGCGGACAGCAGGCAAGGTCTCTCATCCAGAGCACAGCGTTGTCTCTGAGCGTTCTCCAGGTCTAGGAAACGAAGAAGTAAAATAGCCCTGATGGGCAATCATGTAAACAGAATCAAGAAATCGCATTGGAAGCAGAGGCGCGAATGGTCTCGCATGTTTCTATGTCAGTTTCTTTCAAAGCTCGGCCTAAACATGCATGGCGGTATCTTACAAGCACGCATATACAGGATGAGACCGTGATCTTAGAGATTGCTGCAACCATATTGACCATATCCTTATGGTGGGCAAGTCGCAAGATGGACAAGAGACGCGAGCGCGTAGCCACAGAGAGAAACCAACAGATATCAAAGAGAGCACTCATAGCTCTTCTTCGTGAGCTCGACCTTGATCCAAATATGCGCAGGCTTGTATGGTTATTTGGAGCTAAGTATAAACGACCAAGGATGCCACCGCATCGATAGTATAATAGTCTTTTACAAAAGGAGACCATATGTCAGAAGTAGTTAAAGAAGAATATAAATTCAGTGCAAGTTTGGATGTCGTAACGTTCGAGCAGTTCTTAGCACTAATTCCAAGTGAGAGCACAACGCTTACAGTTCAGACATACAACAGACAAGTGTCGTACGGCGGGCTGGACGAATCTGGAGAACTAGAGGATTCGGTTTATGTTCGCAACGCCGTTGTAGTTCAAGAGCCAACCAAGAATAACCTTCTCGCTCAGATCCTTGACCAAGTAGCACTAGGTGCTTATGCCGGAACAGAGCAAGATAGAATCGAAGCTGCTGCACACGATAGCTTAGATAACTTTGGTGTTCCTACACATGTAGTGAAACTCACTAGCAATCTCTATGGGGTTTTTGGTCTAGAGGATTTCAAATATAGACATATTGGACCGGCGCAAGGATGTGTCCTCTGCTATCGGACAGTTAGCAATATCGTATTTCGAGTAATGGACTAATGAGAGAGAAGACGTACCCGTATTCACCGCTACGTCTTCTTTACATGGCAGAGAACAAACCTCCTGGCGAGAGATATGCTATGTGGCTTATAGTTTTCTTAATGCGGCTTGGTCTTGAGGACCATGTTACGATGGTGAAAGACATAAAGAAGTTTGCAAAGAAGTTTGAAACATAATGGACCACTACAATACAATTTATATTAGCCTGTTGACGCTGCTGCTAAAGCTTCAACTAATCAAGATGAAGCGTGGACAGGTCGCACATGCTTTAACAATGGTGTTCGGCCATGGACCATCAATGCCACCATGTTCTATTCCTCTACCAATGGTGGACACTAGTCTTCACTATATAACCATTCTTTTACCACACGAGGATACGTAGTGGACGATAATCAGATAGGTGCATACTCCAGCACTATCAAGCTATTCATACTCATGAGATCTATGGGATTCAATGTTCAGATTCTCAATGAGGCTAAAGATAAACTAACGCTCAGACATACCATGGGCATGTTCAGCTCTATGCTTGGCACATCATATCAAAGTTATCCTGTTGCACCAGCTGCAAGTACATGGCCAGACAGGGTGATGATGGGCATCGGTATAATTGTCACTGTCGGTATTGTTGGCCTATTTATTGCTGGAGTCTGGAAATGCTCATTACTCTTGTATGCCTGCTTGTAGATCTTAACTACTATCTTTTAGCCGCTTGGCTATTCCTTCTCATTGAGATGGCAGATGCCGCCTAATACTGCCATGGAAGATGCTCTCAAGTCCCTGATCAAGTCCCTGATGAAAGCACTGGAAATGGGTATGTACTATCCAGCTCCTACTCCAGAAAATATCAGCAGGGCTACACTTCAGCAAATGACGGTAAAGCTATTGGGCTGGACTAAGGACCCAACTGGGTGGTACTGGAGTAAGGTTGACCAAGATGGAGTCAAACAGAAGGTCTCAATCCACATGCCTCAAGGGGTTCTGCAAGTAGAATCAATGGAATCTATCTCTAAACAGCTAGTTTTCCCATCATTGTAGTGTGCCTAAAACTAGGATGATTATATTGTATCTAATATAGCGACTGAAAAGATCAGCGATCTCTAGCCGTTAGAGAATGAGTCACTATGTAGTAAACTATACTTTACTATGGGAAAGTATAATGTAAAAGTAAGAAATGGCAAAGAAAGTGTTTAAGATACATTCTAATACCCTATGTGAAACCTTGACCCGTGCCGGCATGGGGACAGTTGGCATTCCCTGCTCGTGTACTCACTTCTATAGCTTACGAAACTTACTATGCAAGCTAATGGACAGAGAGTGGCACTATTACAGAGTTTAAAACTTAAAGTGTGTCGTCCAAGGATCTACTCGCATCTTGCTGCCGAAGATCTTTTCTAGCTCAAGCTCTACCTGCATCTCATAGCGACTAGGATCGTACCCGTCATATCTGATGGAGTATCTGAGGCTCTTGTGGTCTCTGTCTGCAAAGTTCAATGCGGACACAGGGATATTCTTATCTGCACTGACAGTGGTAGTGAACACCTTCCCACAGCAACCCAATCTCCTTAAGAAACGGATCATTATATGTAGGCTCGTTACTTCCTGGCTAGTTAGATTCTCGAATGGTCCCATAGTTGGATTCTACTTTCCAGCCTTGGAATAGTAAAGTAGTCGCATAATAAAGTACTTGAGTTCCATCTTGATTGTTAGATCCACAGCTTCCCTGTTGTCTGCAAAATGAATACGAACCGGACGATTTAGTTTGTCCATACGCGAGTCCTCTGAATGTGACGTGAAGAGAGGCGCAGTTAGTAGATAACTCTTTAGTTAACATAGTTGCCTCTCAGTTAGCTAGACTATAGCTTAGATATATTCTATCAGACAGTACAGTGATGAACTGCTAGAAGCTTCATCGCTAGTATGAATAGACGATATGTCTTTATGTCGTCTGTACGATCGGTGCGTAGCTTAGTTGTAATCTTTTGTTTCATGTTTATTCCTCGTCGTCGATGAGCATGTCTTCTACAGATTTATTCAGCAACAGCTTGATGGCGATCTCTTTGTAGAGTGCATCTGCTTCTTGCTCTGACGACACGCTTGCAGCATTAATAGCCTCAATGCAACTAAGATAGCTACCATCGGCTTTCTGTTTTAATCTACTAAGCGGACAGCGCCTGCATACATCTGGTGTAGCCCAGAGACCGCAATGCCCTTCCTCTTCTATTATTTTACTTAGTATATCCATCAGCCTTCATTATAAATGACATACAAGCTTAGTGGTATAATTAGGTCATGTCCATGGATACACCTAATCAACCATACCCTAATGCGCCTACAACCACGCCATCACCTATGCCGCTGTATCTACCAGATCCAAGCATTAAGGGTGTTAGCTTCGATCAGCTGATCACGCAGCGCGGTGTAAGGATGATTCATCACAAGGCGATACCTTGTTTTAACATTAGGTCAACTGACTTTCAAGCTCACGATCCTGAGTGTCCATACTGCAACAACTCTGGCATTATCTACTACGAATCTAAAGAAATATGGGGCATTTTCAGCGGTAACTCCATAGAGAAGACCTTTGAGGCCCACGGCGTTTGGGAAGTAGGATCTGCAGTTGTTACGCTGCCGACTGAGTATCCAGATGGAACTCAGGCTGACTTCAATACGTACGATAAGCTTGAGCTTCCCGACTTTACTGTTCGGCTTTGGCAACATAAGATGTATGAGCCACGTCCAGGTGATATACAGGACCTTAGGTATCCAGTAGAGAAGATCGACTATGCTTCCTCTATCACAGATGGAATACAGAAGTTCTATACGGTGGGTGTTGACTTCAACATAGATGCAGCCGGAGATATAGTTTGGGTAGATGGACATCAGCCTATATATAACACAGCCCTAGAAAGAGGCGAAGTTATTGGTTGGGCATACTATGCTAAACCCGTATATCTAGTGCTCCAATCACTGCGTGAACTTAGAATTACTCAAGAACTAGTGAATGGGCAAAAACAAGCAAGGCGACTTCCACAGCAGATCTTAGTGAAACGTGACTTCTTGGTTAACCAGGGTGATAAGCTAGTCAATACGGGACAAGAGAATCCGTAAGTTAGCCCGTATACTGAGTTATAATTATCTTGTCGTTCATAGGAGTCAATTAAGTGCCACAGGCAGTAAGTCGTAAACAATACCGTATGATGCGAGCGATCTTATCTGGCAAGGGTGGAAGCTCCTCAGGTGGCAGAGGTACTCCTCCTAAATCCGTGGCAGCAAAGTATACAGATCCAGGTAAAGATGCTCCTGAACAGCACGGAGAGAACCGTGGCGGTACATGGGGCGAACACCACCACGCTAAAGACAAAGAACGCGTAGAGGCCAAACGGCATGAACGCAAGAAAGACAAGCACAAGAAGCACCTCAAGAAGGGTGCTGAGACCGAGGGCGATCTAGCCAGTGGCAACGCGGCAGCATGCATCGTAATGGATGACATGGGTCGCATTCTACTAGGCGATCACAAAGGCGGAATGGCCTTTCCAGGTGGTCACATGGATACTGCAGACAACGGAGACTTCGCTACTACTGCAATGCGCGAGCTCCATGAAGAAGCAGGTGTGATCGGTATGAACCCAAACAAAGTTTGGGAAGGTACAGACCGCGGTCACCACGTGATAGTTTATCTAGTCGAATCATACACAGGCAAGCCGAAATCCAGCAAAGAATTAAAGAATATAAGATGGGTTGAGCCCAATAAGATTGAGTGGGACAGTATCAGAGGCTGCTGCAGAGCTCCACTAAAAGAATTCTTGACCAATAGACTTGGCAAGACTCTTAAGGGCATGCTGGCATTAGAAAATCTAGAAAAGAATATCATCCGCCAGAAAGGCGATGCAGTACTTGAAGTAACCCACGGCGATGCACTGCGTCTCGTAGGAACTGGATTGTTCAGACAGCTCAAGAATGCTGTCAGGAGCATGAAAGACGAAGACTTCAAGGATGTACATATTGATACATATACCTTGAGCGTTCGCAAGCATATGAGCGACATCTACTCTGGTCGTGTCAGCGACGGACATAAAGTTGTATATCAGTTCACTAATAAATCACTTCCTGAAATGACCGCTGCGCTGATGAGCGTCTTCGAATGGTATCTACCAGAAGACGAGAAGCTATTTGACATGGAAGGTAACGATCAGCTCTCTGACGATGCTCTTCATGGTGGTTTAAATAACCTCATTGATAATTATAAGCGGCACAACATTGCTAACATCTATGAAGAGATGGAGCATATTCGTTCTACGATAAGAAATGGTATGGCTGTTGATCTGCAGCAGGTTGAGCACAGGATCATGTCCTTGTTCGACAGGTTAGAAGAACTGGTCCACACGCTGACAGAGAAACACAACTCGCTGGCGACACATGCTGGCGACGATGTAGATGAGCTTGAAAGAAAGCTACGCGAATTACAATCAAAAATCGATGAGATGGGTAAGAAACCTCAAAAGGTTGAAGCCTTCTCTGCTAATCCCCCCAACAAAGATGAAGTTATTGATAACTTTTACCCTTATCTATCAAGACCTAAGGTAGAGATCATGCCTAGCGGTAAGATAACTATCATGTTTGGGTCAGATTGGCAGCACTTAGAGAAAGAGAACTTTCTCACAGACATGCGAGCTAAGACGATTAGTAAGGGAAAAGGCAATGGCTAACGTCCAATTAGATCTAGACAGGCTGCGCATGACGTTGAGAGCTAGAGGTCTCGCAGAAGAGACCATAGATTCATTGGTCGACAAAGCGCAGATAGAAATAGAATCTGAGATGCGAGACGCCATGGATGCAGCTATGGATTTAGCTATTGAAGCTGGAGTACAGAAGCAATCGGCACAATTCATCAACGATCTACGCCCTATGCCAGGTGCTTTTCAACTAGAGACTGCCTCACATAACATGGACTTCTCAGATCCTCCGTATCCTATGTTAGACAAGCTTCTCTCTAATGCTAAGCCGATGAAAGATGGTTCTGGAGTCTATAAGGTTATTCCAGTTGGAACTCCTGGAAAGAAGCCAACTATAGCGAATAACATCTTTGACGCTCAGAAACAGATTGCTGCCGAGAGGCATGAATCAGCTGTAGCTCAGTATAATAAGATAAAGCCAGTCGCTTCTAAAGCTAATTTTAGGACAGCAACTAGCAAACAAAGTCGATCAACTAGTTGGGTAATGCCAGCAAAGGATAAAGACTTTACAACAGACCTGACTGATATAAATAACTCGTTGAACGAGCAGTCACAAGAGATAATAGAGCGTGTTATACGTTCTTATGAGGATGAGTTTTAATGTCGTTCGTAATGCCTGAGATCGCAGTACAGAAGATCCTAGCTAATGGCATCAGACAGCTTAGGGCCGACAAGCACGCATTCTATGATCTATTTGGGCAGTTCGATCAAGATGAACTCTCTGAGGACTATGGTGCTAAGTACATTGATGAAGTCTGGAAGTGGTTCTCAACAACTAAGATTCCTATAGTTCGTGCTTGGTCACTTAATACTCAGGTAATCCCTTGTATAAGTGTTCACTTAGCCAATGAGACTGAGGATGAAACTAAGGATGCAATAGGCGATTACTTTGGAGCCTCTGAAGAGGGCGAAGTCGGTACTGGCGTCTTTACTGTTATGGTTGACATAGGTATCCATGCCAGTAGAGCTGGTGACCAGGTGCTATGGCTATATTACATAGTCAGCTACATCCTGTTCAAGTATAAGCTGATGGCTCATCGACTTGGACTTAAGTTACAGACTTTTAGCGCATCCGACTACAACAAGGATGCCTCTAAGATGGTAGATAACATCTGGACCAGATGGATTAGGTTCCGCTGCACAACTGAGAACTTCTGGGCCGCTGATAAGTTCGCTGACATTGACGCAATTAATATTGCTCCGGCAATAGGTCTTGAACCAGCCCGTGACTTAGCAACCAGTGATGATGTTGACCCAACTACCGTGGATATAACAGCTAATGATGGGTTGAGGGCTGGCAATGCAGAGGATGAAGACGTTAACATTTAACTGACAAGTAAGTTAAAATAAGGAGCATATATGGCTAATAAAACAAACACTAATGAGAATCTGCAGAAGATGGAATTTGAGACCTGGTTCGCAATGCGCGAAAAGGCCATCCCACAGCAGCACCGTAGAGAGATTCTGAAGGCTGACTTTACAGCCCAAGGTGTCAAAAACCTATCTACGATGTCAGAGTTTGATAAAGCCCTAAAGAAATATGGGGTTGTGTTAGGTTAACTCAGCGCCTATGTTATAATTTATTGGTACACAATAGACTCAGGAGAGATACACTATGGCAATCAATGTAAGTTTTAATGGGGCGACAATTTATAAGCCCGGTGCCTACTCACAGGTTTCGATAGACCTTGGCGGTGGCTTTCCACTAAGTCCAACTGGCCTTGTTGCGATTTTCGGAGAATCAGACAAAGGAGCGCCTGGATCTTCTGTCCCTAACATTTCTAATAACTTCTTCACCCCGGACGAACTGCCTCTGATCAAGAACACATACGGAAACGGACCGATTGTTGATGCATGTAACTTCTTGTTTGCTCCTGGTGCTGACGGTGCGATCCCTGGTGGAGCGCAAGCCGTTTATATCTATAAGACTAACGCTTCAACTCGCGCTTCGCTTGCTTTAACTTCTAGCTACGGAACTGTCCAGTCTCTTGCATATGGTATCGGTGGAAATCTTATCACCTATAAGAGCACAGCTGTTCCCGCTGTTGGACCTGCTAATTCTTCTTCTGCACCTTTTGACTTGACCAGCGGAATTTATTCTGGCGGTCAGTCTTCGCACTTAGATGACGCAGATTCTATCCAAGCTCAAACTGATGCTGCTGCAGCTTACACAAGCTTAGCTGCACACGCTGGATATGTTACGATCCCAAACACTCTTGATGGTCAAAGTTTGACTGCTGGTTACTACACTTTCGCTTCTGGCGACGTGCATCTAGCTACAACACTTCCTGGTACTCCTCTTACCCTGACAGGTTCGGCTACAGATGTGTTCGTGTTCAAGACACCTTCTACTCTTACAACTGGTGCTGGTGCAACTCCAACGATTACTCTCGCTGGCGGCGCATTAGCTAAGAACGTTTACTGGTTGATCGGTAGTTCTGCAACTGTCAACTCTGGCAACCCTGGAGTTTTCAACGGTAACATCATTGCTACTACAGCTATCACCGATACTCTTGGTGGTACTGTAAACGGAAGCATGATTGCTCTTGGTGCTGCTGTAACACTCAGCGCCGCAGCAAATGTTAATGCACAATTTGCTCCTCTGTTGCTTACAGCAAGAGAGTATGCAATCTTGGGCACTTCTGCTGTAACTATGTTTGCAGGTAGCGTTGTTCGTGGAAAAGTAGGATCTAGCCCTACAGGCACTGTAACTGGCTACACTACATCGATGTCTACTGGCGGAACGATTGTATTGCGTATTAACGGTGGAGCAACTAACACTTTCTCTATTCCAAGTACTGTAACTACTCGTGCTGCTCTTCAAGCTGCTCTAGCCCTTGCAGGTAACTGGTCTGGCGGTCTTCCCGCTGGCATGACCTTCACTGTCGGTGGAGCAACTGATGCTGCTGCGACTGTAGCTATCACAATGTCTGGTTCTGGTAACTTCGAGCTTGTAAGTGGAAGTCTCCTTGGATCTGGCGAAGGAACGATCAACATCGGTTCCGAACTTGTCGGCCCAACTGCACAAGCTCAAATAATGATTACCCTGTCTAACAAGTCTACTCTTATAGATGAGTCTGGTACTGTTGGTGGAAACGTTGTTCTTGAACTTGGTCGTTATGGTGCTGGCAATGTTAGCCCCAACATAACTCTCAACGCTACAAGTTTGATCTTGAGCAACAACTCTGCAGTTGAAGCAACTATTACCTTAGCTAACTTCGGTACAGTTTCTCAGCTTGTATTGTTCATCAACTCGGGTGCGCTGGGATTGAACTGGAGTGCTGCTGCTGGAAGCAACCTGATGGGTCAACTTCCTATCTCTGTACTTGATCAAGTTACTGCATTGCCTGCAGCCTCTGCATCGCCTACTAGCTATCCTGCTCAAATCAAGAAGGATGCTTTTGAAGTTGAACAGTTCTTTGCTCAATCTTCAAATGCTTCTCTGATCCCTGGTACTGGTATTACTCAAGGTCTTCCAAATGCTTCTGCTGAGACATATCTCGCTGGTGGAACACTTGGAGCAAGCTCAACAGCTGATATGGTTAACGCTCTTACTGCTTTCACTAAGGTTCACGTAAACAGCGTTGTTCCTCTCTTCTCGCGAGACGCTACTGCCGATATTGCAGATGGATACACCGACGGTGCTTCTAACTACACTATTGATGGTATCCATCAAGCTGTTAAGACTCACTTGTCTCTGATGGCAACTACCAAGAAGAAGTCTGAACGTCAAGGATACTTGTCGCTTAAAGATACTTATATCAACTGCAAAGCTGAGATCGCTGTAATGGCAGATGCTCGCATCCAGATGAGCATCCAAGATGTTCGTCAGATCGATAGCAACGGAGTTATCAAGTGGTTCTGCCCTTGGGCAGGTTCTGCAATGTTAGCTGGTGCACGCGGCGGATCTCCTGTAGGAAATCCTATGACATTCAAGTACTTCAACATGTCTGGTATTCGTCAGACTGCTCAGCCCATGTCAACTCCTGAAGCTAATATCCATGTCGACTTCGATCCGGATATTCAGTATGATGACGCTATCGCAAATGGCGTTACCTTCTGGGAAGCTCCTCAGACCGGTGGATTCCGCTTGGTTGTAGATAATACAACTTACGGTAAAGATGGAAACTGGGTCTTCAATCGTGCCAATGTCCTTTACGCTGCCGACGTTCTTACCTATGACTTCCGTAACCAGATGGAGAACATCTACATTGGTCTGAAGAATACAGTTTCAGCCTCTGAGATCAGCTCTACCGCTGCTGCAATCTTGACGACTTATCTCGCTCAAGGTATCACAGTGAGTACTTCGGATGCCAAGAATGGATACAAGCAACTAGTTGTTCAGATGAACGGGAATGTTGTAAACATCTCGGTTGTTGTGAAGCTTGTTGAAGGTATCGACTTCATCTTAGAACAAATTACTCTGCAACGCGCAAGTCAAACTGCGTAACAATAAGGGGCTTAACGCCCCTTTTCTTTTAGGACTATATGGATAAACTACGCACAAAACTTGAAGAACTTCTTAAGTCTATGAAGGCTGCCAAGAAGATTAAGAACGAGTCAGTGAAGCTCCCGCCAGTACCAGAGCCCGAAGATCATCCAGCTAATATCCCTGAACGTGATGTAAAAGGGATCATCAGCGGCAAAAAACCCATTACAAAGGGCGAATACTGCTCTATGTCTAAAAATGGGCAGTGGTCAATAAAGTAACTTAACCCAAATTAGGGTATAGTAATCTCAGGTCGATCATAGTGATTGCCTAAAAAAATGGAAGGTATTGGTCAACCACAAGACCAAAAGGAATTAACATGGCTGCACAGAAGCCCTCATTTATAACAGGCGCGAATGCGAAGATCTTAGTTGGAGGCGTAACTTTCGCCTACTGCTCTGACGTTTCGTATCAAGTCTCTGTAGACACTATCCCGATCGAAACGATGGGTCGCTACGAAGCAGTGACAAATGAACCTGTCAACTACTCCGTTGCTGGATCTCTATCAGTAGTTCGCTATACTAAAGTAGCTGCTACAAACCTAATGCCCAGCGTTGCTAAGAATGGTAACGGTCTTGGTGAAGTTCTTCCAACTACTGGCGGAACAGCATCTGACATGATCAACCCTGGAAACATCTTGTTCTCGCAAACTTGGGACTTAGCTGTATATCAGAAGCAAGAATCAACTGCTGCAAGCGCAACTGCGCCTGGCACGATCACTACTACTCAGTTCATCAACATCACAGACTGCCGCTTCACTCGTAAGAGTGCATCGCTTAATAAGCGCGGTATCTTAGTTGATCGTCTTGATTTCGTAGGTATCTTGGCAGACGACGATTCGTTCACTGCATCACACTCTGGCGATATCGATCTCTCGTAATATCTCTTATCATAATGTGTACACAAAGTGGGTCCAATAGGGCCCATTTTAATTTGACTTAGAGCATAGTATAATAACTACATGTCAGCCGCTCGTCCCTTCTTTATTACTGGTGCTAATGCTAAGATCAAGCTCAACGGCAAGACTATGGCATTCTGCTCAGACTTTTCCTACTCAGTTCAAATTCTAACTCAGACTCCTAAAGTACTAGGAATGTATGAGGGTACTTCAGTTGAGCCCCTTGGATACAATGTATCTGGGAGCTTCTCTATTATTAGGTATGTTAAGGATGCACAGTCAAACGTTGGTGGAAGCGAACCACACGGCATTGCCAAGAACGATGCCGGAAACGGTGTTGGTAACTGGGGCAGTCAATGGGGCGGAAGCTTAGGCGATTTCCTATCAAGGAACGGCGTGGGTAATGATGGCAGAGCTAATGAAGCCCTAGATCCCAGCAAGCTTGCTGGTGGAACTACATTTGATATTCAGGTCTATCAGAAGATTGCAACACCTGGTACTACTAACAACACAGTGGCAGGACAAATTACATCTGCATTGCAGACTATAGGCGGCGCACTTACAGGTAACAACCTAGAGGCGAACGATGTCCTTGGTGTAGCTAATATTCGTAACTGCAGGATCACACAGGCAGACTTCAGCCTTTCTAAAAGAGGTGCAGCGATTCAGAGATTTAATTTTGTTGCTCTATATGTAGATGAAGACTCTTTTGTAGCTGACTTCAGCGGCACAGGACAACAATTCTAATGAGTGGATTTAATAACGTTCCATCAATAGGAAATTCGATAGCGAATAACATCGCTAGCAACATATCAGGGATTCTCTCTACTAAACCAACTGCTAAATATGCCTCTGGTCCTCGTTGTGCTTTAAAAATAAACAGCAAACTAGTTGGCTTTGCATTTGACTTCAGTGTTCGTATAAATACAACCGTAGTAGAAATAAACACTATAGATGATTATCTTCCCTACGAGCTTGCGCCTCAGCGTGTTACATGTGAAGGTACGATTAGTGCACTTCATATACCAGGACAGAGTGCTGGCACACTACTATGGCAACCAGATCTCCTTAACTTCCTATTTCAACAGTATATCTCTATTGAAGTTCGTGACTCTGCAACAGATCAGTTGCTTTTCTTTACAGATAAGGCAATGATTACAAGCAGAGCAGAAGATATTAGGGTCGACTCATTAGCTCAAGTTCAACTATCATGGAAAGCTATTGGCTTCCGTGATGAGCGCACTCCTGAGCTTCCAGTCAACCAGAATCAAACAACTAAGAAGAAGGACTCAATCCAGAGTCGACTACTTGGACAGTTTGCAGGTGGACCTCTCGATGCGATCACTAACTCTACCGGCATTGCCAACATCATGGGCAGCGGTGGAAGCATAATTAGTCCTGGCGGCGGCGAGACCAACAACGCCTAAGGTATAATTGAAGTGTATACCTATAGGAGAGTTAAATGGACCTACCGTTAAAGCAGCAAGTTTTTGATTTTGAACACACTACCGATTTGGGCAAGAAGTATGACGGGACATTCACTGTACTCTGCTCTCTTAACATTGGTCAGAAGCATGCTCTAGAATTAGAGAAGACAAGACTTCTTGGTAACTTTGCATCACCAACAGCCGGCCTTGAAGGTTTAGCTATATGCCTCTCTAACCTTCGCATCAAGATCTTGAATGGTCCTAATTGGTGGCTGCAATCAAGCGGTGGGGCTACAATTGAAGACGAAGATGCCTTAGTTGCACTCTACAGAAAGCTTCAAGAAGTTGAGGACAAATGGAAAGACGACCTACTGGACAAGGCGAAGAAAGCTCAGGAGAGCCAAGCGACTCCAGCAGCACCATCGAGCCCATTACCAGCAACACCTCAATCCTAGATCAAATAAAAGCAATAGCGTATAGCAATGCTAGATCCGAGCTAAACTCAGAGAAGCAACTCCTATTGTTTCTTCAGAGCTGGTGGTCTCGCACGTACAATCGCCCTCTCAAAGATCCAATCCTTTTGTCATATACTCTAGAAGAGCTCATATATGAGTTCTATGATCGCGTGGAGCGCAGGGTTGCAGAGGAAGAGCGTCTTGAGGGAGAAGCTGATAAGATAGAGATAGATAAGGAACAAGCTGACCTTGATTGGGCCGAGCAAGAAGAGAAGAAAGAGTTAGAAGCTCTTAAGTCTAAAGCGGCCAAACAAGAGGCAGTGAAACCTGATCCAACTAAGGATCCTGCTAATATCAAGTGGATGGAAGATCAGCTAGCCGCTGCTAAGAAAATCCACGGTGATACTTTTGGCGAGGATATAGACGATAACTTTGAAGGTAGCTAATGGCACGTCCTCCTAATAAATCAGGCAAAGGTCCACCAAATGGAATGGACTTCGAGTCTCTACAAAAGAGAGCTCAGCGCACTACTGTTCAAAGTGAAACAGACTTCGTAAGAGCAGGGGAACTATTAAACAAGATAGATGCCCGTGAAGAACTCATAGACTATGGCGTACCGGGTGAAGTTGAAAAAGAACTGCTAGGCATGAATGCCAAGAGCCAAGAACGACTTGACTCTATCAATGGTCGCAGTGATGTTAGACAAAGATCACAGATTGAGCGTATTGCTGACTTAACACAGATCAAAGTTGCTCAGTCTTATAGTTCTAGTTCTATCAATGGACAGAGTATGCAGGTAAGCAGAGGAAGCTCTGCGATCAATGCTAGCATGACCATGGGGAATACACCATGGGAAACGCTTGAGCGCAGAAAAGCTTCGGCTCAAAATACCATTGAAAATTTAAGTGCTAGAGCTGCTACAGTTAGCGAAGGCTTATATAATTCACAAGGTGAGCAAGATCCTCGTAAGGTTGCCGAACTTCAACGATTAGAGTCAAAGAGAAATGCTGCTGTTAATGTGATGGGCACAACAGAAGCAGCAATGAGAACCCAGCGTAATTTGGGCATGGATCCACAGTCTAGAAAAGACGATCTATTTAAGGTTGGCGGTAGAGCAGCCAATATGCTTGGTGCAGCTCAAGTAGCTGAAGATGTAAACACTGGCAACTTCAATATTAATAGAGGCGGCAAAGCGGTGTCGATCGCTGCCAATGATTTCCAAAAAGCTCAGATGACTGAGGCTAAGGCACTCACTGATGCACTATCGAAACTTGCAAAAGAAACAGACGAAACATCTGCTAACTTCAGGAAACTGAAGGGTGATGCAGAAGAAGCTGCTGACAACATAGAGAAATTAGACAAGGGCATTGCTGCCTCTGGTGGCGGAATTAGAGGATCACAGGTTGCATCCGCTCTTGCAAGCGGTTTCCAATCTGCCTCTGGTGCTGCTCAAGAAATTCTGGTCAATCAACGGCTTCAGCAGGTATCGAATATTACTGGACTTGCTGGTATAGAAAATCAAAAGTACGACACGTATAAATCTGCTGCTAAGGGCAATATAGCAGCTCAGATGCAACTCTCGCAGTTTGGTGCTGCAGAGGGTTTTGGTAATGCAATCTCTACAGGTCAGATCACAGCTACAGGGTTACAAGGTCTAGGCGCATTGGCACAGACCGGTGCTGGTGTTCTTCAGATGACTGAAGGTGGTGGAGAGAAATTCAATCCCGCTACGTACGCATTAGGAACGAGTTCGGGTGCGACACAAGAACTTGTAGCTGGTGGAGTTAATACAGCGGCAGGTCTTGCTCAGACAGCAACTACCGGCATGGACTTATACAGACGCACTACAGAGACTTCTAGTAGAATCTCAGCGGTGAACGGATACTTGGCATCTACACAGGCGTTACAACACGTCGGCGCAGAGCAACTACAAGGTTTCAGAGATTTTGGTGCTGGTCTAGGAGCTACAGCTCGTGGCATGGGAAGTGCTGGAGCAGGCTTTATAAACAGATCGATGGAGCTTTCTAAAGGTACACCCAATGGTCAAGGCGGAATAGACTCAGCGTTATCAATGGCGCGCATGAGTCCTGAAGAATTCAATAAGATGTCTCAGATGGGTGTGCAGAACATGGGAAGCACATTCAACGAGAAGCAAGTGTTTGCAGCTCGTGGTCTTGAGCGCTCTGGCTTGGGAACAATGCAAGAGAACATGGGCCGCATGTCAACACTAGCAGCAGCAGGAGCAAACAACCCGCAGACCAGTCTCGGTGGAGTACTCGAAGCTGCAGTATCTAAAGGCATGGATTCATCTAAAGCAATCAATGCGATGGTAGATCATACGGCAAGTATGGCTGCTTCCTCTGTTGGTCGTGCTATGGGATTAGATACTAGTGCAGCAGCTGCAACTATGCTGTCATCTATGGTTGATCCTAACTCTAAGAATAAAGAGGCTTCACTTGAGCGTGCAGCTTCTCTCCAAGAGAATATTAAAGCTATGGGCACTAACAGAGACATGAGTTTCTCTGGAATGGTTGCCACTTCAAGGATCAGTAAGACTACTGGCATGACTATGACTGAAGCAATTTCTGCTCAAAGTATTGATACAGAGACCTTAAGAGCAATGAAGGATGAGAAGGATCCATCGAAACGAGCCGAGCAGTTCCGTCAAAAAGGTATTAATGTATCTGCTAAAGATTCTGGCAAGATGGTTAACACCTTGTTGGACGACAGAGCGGCAACTTTAATTGAAGGTGGCGGTATTGGTTTTGCAGTCGGCAATGAAAGAATGAGAGATTCCATCCTTAAGAAAGTCAAGGATAGCAAGGGCAAGATAGACTTTAATAAGCTAACAGAGGACGAACAGCTGATGTTGGGTAAAACTAGCATCAATGGTAAGGTCGGAAATGGCGTTGAGGCCCTGAAGGCTATCGAAGCGGTGTATGCTGAAAATGACCCTCACTCTAAGAAAAAAATAGCTGGCGGTATGGCCGGCAAGGGTGGAAGTGAAGCAGTTCGTGGAACAGACGATCTATTAACTCAAGGATCTAAGCAACTCGCTCAAGCCGCTGCTGAAGCTACAAAAGGCTTCAAGTCAGCACAGGATGCATTTGCAGCAGTAAGTAAAATGGCAAAGAGCGTAGAAAAACTTGGCGATACTGGATATGAAGGTAAAGCTAAAGGTGCAGCCGCAGCTTCAGCAGAGTCATTTGGAGCTGGTGCTGCCAAGATTGATCATGCTGGTGGTATCTTCCTAGAGGCTGCAAAGATCATGGCTGCAAAAGCTGGCTTAGGAGCCGCAAACGATCCTCATGCAAACAGAGAAATTAAAAAGTTAGAAAATAATGTCAAAAGTAAATTAGGTCTTAGTCGATAATGTCTAATAGTAATGTTACTACACCTCATGCTGCAATACTCATCTGGAACTACAATGACCGTATTACTAGTCAGGGTGTTACACAGCTGGACACTCTTAGTGAGCTGATAATTAGTACAGTATCGTGCCGTCAGATCCAGACTGCCAAATCAAAGTCGCAACCAGACGGGACCTTTAGCTTTGTCCTTGCCCCTACTAAGAATTGGGTAGAAGAGATCACGCCAGGAAGTTGGTGCTGTATCCTTATGGGTAATACACCCATAACCAAGCAAGATCTCATTAAGGCAAACCGTCAGCAAGTCAAGATGATAGGCAAGATTGAGTCTGTTAGAGCTGAAGTTGTAGTTAATGACGAAGGTGCTAGATCTACTACATTCAATGTTACTGGCGTAGACTGGGGGCATATCTTCAATAGCGTTCTTTACATAGATAACTTGATAGCCTCTACAAACGATACAGGGGGTCAAGGTAATACAGCGGCAGTGGTAATTAGAAATGCACTCTTCGGTGCTGATGGCGCGTCGCCTCAGATTCGCCCTGTATTTGACAACCTACGCAGCATCATAGGTGTCTTTGGTCAACCAGCAGTTGGACTCACTAAAGCAGGTGAGGACATCAACAGGCTAGCTAAGGCTGTATACAACTTTAGAATTCCCAAAGAGATGGTTGATTTCTTTAGTTTTGTCAACGAGCATGGACCCATTAAAAGTCAACTTATCAACAACATACTTAGTCTGCAAACAGGTAGACTAGTAGGCGTTGAAGAGTACGATACATCACCGGAAGCACTCGGCTACATAGATCCTTTCACATTACAGGGCACTAACACTTTCTGGCAAATTCTACTAGAGAATAGTAATCCTGCCTTAAACGAGATGTTCTGTGAGATGATATGGGATGACCAAGAGACTGAGAGCAATAACCTATCCTTGACCTTATTCAATAGGATTAAGCCCTTCTCATTCAGCGATAGCGACCCAAACAATCTTAAAAACTTGCGCTCGTATTTCAAGAACTTAAGAACGCACTACATACAGACAACTGGTGGCGATATAGACCCCGTTGATGTTATATCTCTCAATGCTGGTACAAATTGGCGCGACAAGTATAACTTTGTAGAGATTAAGCCTAACTTCTCAGACTTCAATGTAATTGGGAACTGGTCTGCACAGAAGTGCCAAGACTCAGATGCCACGGCTTTTGAACGTGAAGGATTCAGGCCTTACATCGTTGGAACAAAGCAGTTCCCATTTAAGGGCGAAAAGACATCCACATCGTCTACTATACAGGTGGACTTCGATCAGCTACTACCATGGGTAAAACTACTCCGCGAGTGGTTCTTCGATACACACAGGATGCTGAACGGGACCATAACTCTACACGGTATAGATGAATATATTGCAGTAGGGGACAATATCAGATTTGAGGCTGGATTGCTTAATCCAACTCCTAATATCAATGCCGCAACTGTTGCAGCTGGACAGAATCAATATATCCTAGCCCACATTGAGAACGTATCTCACTCCTTTACTATTGTTAATGGGGATGCAAGATCGTATGTAACCACTATTCAATTTGTTCGTGGTATCGTAGTTGACAGTCAGAACGTTCTCACTGGAGCAGGTGCTCTCGATCAGTTCGCCAATGAAGTTCCTTTTGGCAGCGATCTCAATAGTGCCAATGTACTCGGTGGGGCAGATCCAGAATTTCCAGGTGATAACGGTGGTAGCTAATGGCTGATCCATTCGATATCATAAAGGACAGTTCCGTATGGCGTCAGGAGACTGACCAGAAGGCGATTTCGCGCAGGGACCCTTACCTACGGCTGGGCATCGTCAAACGTGTCTACAGGGACACCGTAACAACCGATATACGATATTTAGTTGAAATACGAGACATGAATAACATCAGTGAAGTCAATGCTAGCTTACTACGTCGCTTTGGTGGCGTATATAACTATGAAGACGTTATTCTGCAAGGCTATAAGATCAGTGATAGACCGGACCCTACCAGCGATTTTAAAGCTAAAGCTGGCGATACTGTACTATTAGCCTTCTTGAACGGTCAGTCGCGTGAGGGCATAATACTCGGTGGTGTATCACATCCTGCTAGAGCATCTGCACTTTCTATCAAGGATGGTCCTCAGTATTTGTCTGAATTCAACGGTGTTGAGAACTCTATCAACAAAGATGGCGAGTTCACCACTACCTTCAAGGGCCTTCCCACTAACATAGCACAGCTCAATAACACGCCGTCAGCAAAAATTCCTGCGCCTAAGTATGATCTAAAAGTAGGTACTACTTTTACTAAGTTCGATAAGACAGGCAGCTGGGAGACATCAGACAATGCGACTGTTGATCCACAAAGGGTTCGCATCGATAAGCCCAATGGAAAGATATTAATCAATTCAGGGCAGGTTTCCCTTATCTTCACTAAGGGCTCTCAAGATGTGAGCATGAAGACTAAGACTCTAGTTGTTACAGCCGATACTAGTGTAACTGAGACTACGAAAGACTGGTCGATTACTGCTAGCTCAACAGCTAAGATTAAAAGTCCTAAGGTTGCCTTCGGAACTGATGGAGTTGAACTCCTAGATCAACTTGCTCAGCTAGTTGATGCTTTGGGCAAGGTAACACCAATATCGCCTATTGGACCATGTACTGCACTTAGCGCTACTCCAGAGTGGCCTGCAGTTGATGCCATTAAGGCGAAGATCAAGGAGATTACTGGGTCACTGTAACTAAGTGAACTTAAAGTATAATTAAGCTATGAGTTTTGGACTAAGTGATATCAAGAATATATTTGACAGACCGAAGCCGTCAGCTGCTGTATCAAGCAAGGTCAGCGACAACGGTAGTTCTGCCATCCATGGTTCGATGGACAAGATCTATAAGATTAGTGCAGTCAATTGGTACTCTGCTAAGCCATATGGATTCAAGTCTACATCTAGAGCCGGTAGCCAAGTGGTTATGTTTCTTCCTATTGCTCCTAGCAATATGACAATACAGACTAGCTTTGCGACCAACATTATCCCTACATTATATGGCACCGTTGAAGAGCACTCTGACGTAAGATACTACGACATCAGTATTGACGGTACAACTGGCTTTGCACCTAGATATGTTGAGCCTGCTGAATGGGAAGCCTCTATTGCTGCTGTGTCTTTCAGAAAGACTGGTAGATCTAGCTTCACTGTTGCTCAGGGTATATCGCTTGGTGGTTTCTTCTCTAAGACACTTGGCGCTATCAACGCAGTACAGAACAAAGCAACAGATCTTATAAATGGTGGTCCTAAGCCACAATCTGGCATTGCCAACTCAGATACAGGTTACGTCGCTTTTCATAATCTCTATAGGTTCCTTAAGGTTTATAAACAGGATGCTGCCGGAACAGATGGATCATCGTTCCCTAGAAAAGCACATCCGTTGACATTCTTCAATTATAAGGATAACAATGAGTACGATTGCGTAGTTAGAGGCTTCACTCTTCGTAGAAGCAATGCTGATCCTCAGCAGTACATATACAGCATTCAACTGAGATGCTATAACCTTAGGACTGTGTCTGGTAATCAAATTAAGGACAGCTTGAAGCAAAGACTGGCAGATCTTGGATTAAATGGAGTTGATGGATCTTCTATATTAGGAGATATTAAATCACTTTCCAACGGCATTAAGGGCATCATAGGTGCTGCAGTCGGTGGAATAAGCGTACTGGGTAGATAATGGCTACACTAAACGAAACATATCAAGGCATAGCCAATATGAACCTGTGGCTGAAGCAGCGCTCTGGCGATCCTATAATGCTATCTGATATTCCTACCATTATTCCGCTGAGATGGGCATACTTCAGAGATAACTGGGAATTTATAAGACCTGGTTTGCAAAATAGAGTATCTAGTTACTTCGATCCAGATTTCATGAACGCACAGATAATAGATTTTGGCACATTCATTACATCACAGAGGTACAGTGCAGTTAATCCATTCTCTAACTCGATAGTATTCTTTAAGTTCTATGCTATATTCGATAATGTGCAGATCGAAGGCATAAGCCTAACCAATGAAGAAAAACTTCTAATGAAGAACACTATTGAAGCCGTGAAGATATACTCTAAGAACGACTTCATGAGAATTAAGAGCACTGTGGCAGCGTTTAGAGATACATATGCAGATACCGTTGGACTAGATGATAGTCAGTACGATCTCACATACAATAAAAGTCCTATAGCAGCACAGACCACAGCGACTATAGTTGATGTTAACTTTCTGCTAACACTACAGGGCGCAATCAATACAGCCAACTTCATATTGGCTAACCTGTTTGCTGTTGATGTATCAATAGATCCTTTTGCTCTTGCTAGGGCAAATGCAAACAACCCAAATGTTAACATAGGATCCTATGCTTCCGGTTTTCTCGTGAGATTAAACTATGGAGACAATCTAGAAGCCTTAGCTTTTAAGTATCTCAATGATCCAGACAAGTGGCTAGATATTGCTATTGCCAATGGACTTAAATCACCATACATAGATGAAGTTGGAGTGATGATTCCTCTCTTGGCCAACGGCAATGGAAACCAGATGAACATTGCAGGAACGGATGTATCAGGGAACTTGAACATTGATAGGTTCTATATAAATCAACCTGTATTTTTACAGTCCAGCACTCAACTAGTAGTTGATCAAAGATCTATAGTAAATATTAGGCAGATACCAGTTTCCAATGAGATCATCATCGAGTTGGACGGTCCATCCAACTTGAACATATACAGGACAGCTGATAATGCTAACGTACGGGTTTACTTACCCAATACTATCAACAGTTCCTTCTATGTTCTTATCCCAAGCAGCATCCCTCTTGACGATGATCGCAAAGAAGAGATCCCTTGGTTCTTAGCAAAGAGTGCCGATGACGAGAAACGTGCTAAAGTTGACATAGCTATTGATGCCAGTGGCGAGATCAACTTCATGCCCAATGGGGATTTAAAGTTGAGCTTTGGTCTAGAAAATGCTATTCAGGCGATGAAACTGAAGGTGATCACTGAGTTGGGTTCGCTACGCTATCATCCTACTTATGGGCTTGTAAGTGTTATAGGAAAGATCAACAGTGACGTTGATGCCGTTAAGAGCCTCATAGTAGAGTCCTTAACGGTCCAGGTTGCAGCAGACCCGCGCTTTGATCGTATAGAAACCCTAGATGTTGAGTATGTAGCTAGCAACACAGGAGCAACTGGTGTATCAGCTATAGCAGTAATTATGTCTGTTAGGATGGCTGGTGGTAATAAGGTACTACCTATTAGCTTTACGGTTAATAATCCGTCGTAACTTGGCTATGGTCGTAGTAAAATAAAGACAAGGTAAGGTCAATGTCAATTAAGATTAAAAGTTTCAATCAGATCCTAGGGGCCATGATCAGAACGATCATAGCGGAGACCCCACTTAATGACCTAAATGCTGGCTCAGTGCTTCTAACGTTATTAGAAGCCGCTGCAGCAAATGACTTCGAAAACAATGCCGCAATCTTAAACGTCTTAGAGTTACTTAACATTGATGCAGTCAAAAACAATGACTTAGATGATAGAGCTGCTGACTATGGTCTCACTAGAAATGCTGCTATTAAGGCATCTGGGCTTGTTAACATCCTTAATACGAATATTACTAAACAAAGCACAGGCTTATATGTAATCAAACCTGCTCCTATTGCGGGACAGACAACGCTGTTCGTCAATAACACGACAGGCTGGACGCCAACTGGAACGCTCTACATCGGCAGAGGCACACAGACGTTTGAAGGCCCTATCGCGTACACGTCTATTACAAATAACGTCACATACTTTACAATTGCGTTAGCATCTGCCCTACAAAGAAATCACCTTATCTCCGATGTCGTAGTTAATTCACAAGGACAACCGGATCAGAACATTGCTGCTGGAACTATAGTTGACATTCCAGCCAACAATCAGAACCCAGAGATTCAATACATTACCTTGCGTGATGCTGTTATCCCCTCTGGTGAAGTCGAAGTAGATGGTGTTGCTGTTATTGCTATTGCTCCTGGCTCACAGGGCAACGCTGGTATTCACACTATTACATCGTTCGATACTGCTCCCTTTTCCGGAGCTGCTGTCACTAATACTTCTGCGTTCTCTAATGGAACAGACATAGAGACGGACGATCAACTTAGAAACAGGATTAAGGCTTATGCAACTACACTAGCTCGTGGTACTGCTGCATCTATCTTATCTGCTGTCATCGGGGTATCAGACCCAGATGAAAGTAAGCAAGTAGCTTCGGCTGTTATCTCAGAGCCTGTTAAAGTCGGCGATCCATCGATACTATACATCGACGACGGAACTGGTTTCCAACCGTCTTTTGCAGGACAGTCTGTCGATATCATGTTAACTAATGCCACAGGCAAAGAGAAGTTCTTACAGCTTGCCAACTACCCTGTGCCACGTCCTCAAGTAATCAATACTCAACCTGGACCATTCGATCTTAAGAGCGGTTCATTCTTGAGAGTTGTCGTTGATGGTGTACAAGAAGACATCATCTTCACTACAAGTCAATTCTTAAACATTGCTGCAGCCACTATAGCAGAGATCATTGTTGTTATAAATGAAAACTCTAAGCTGATCAATGCTAGGTTTGTAAACAACTCTCAGTTCATCTTGATATATCCGATAGACAACACAGCAGAGATTCTCCAAGTAGCACCCATTGCTACAACAGATGACCCTACTCTGTACATAAATAACTTACTTAAGTTCCCAACGGATGAGTTTAGTTACATAGCTCTATTCCGTAATGCTACTCGCTTACGCGAAAAAGCTAAGAGTGCCTCAGTAGAGACTATAGCATTTGCACTATGGAATGTTACTTCAACTGGTGACTTAGTTATCTCTGTTGATGATACTCCAGTCCAGGATCAATCGTTTGCGCTTACTGACTTCATAGGTGCATCATCTTTTGCATCTCTCACTTTAGCAAATTGGGTTACAGTATTCAACACTAAGTTTGCTGGGTTAACAGCTACTGCAACAGCTAGTCAAACAATGTTAATAACATCCAACAAGATTGGATCAACCTCTGCTATTAATGTAGAGGGTGGTACCTTACTTGCTAAGTTATTCTCTAGTTTACCACTTACATCTGTTGGTCAAACATCAGACTTTGAACTTAACAGACAGACTGGTAACTTAGAGATTTTCACGATGAACGTAGGAGATACTATCTCTGCTGGTGTTGTGGACGCTAAGGGATTTGATCTATCAGCCGTAACTACCTCGGGCACATACAATATAGGAAGTGATGCAGCTGGACGTCCATCAGAGATGGTTGTTGTTGCGGACTCTACCTTCTGCGATCAAAGATCTATACCTCTGCTAATCGGATCTACATTAGATATCACTAATCCTAGTGGATCTATCATGCGTATCATGTCTTCTACAGTATCTACCTGGGAAGCTCTCCTGCCTGGAGATTTCATCTACCTTGTAAAGAGAACTTCTGGCTGGCTGAACACAGCTAATACTGGACTGTTTAAACTTATTGATAAGGGCCACAATATTACTGCTGGTGCTGACTCATACATCGATGTAGAGAACGCTGTAGTTGTTCCTCAAGCTAGCGTCTCTATTCTTGATTCGCTTGACATTAAGGCTTTTGGCACTGATGGCTTTCCTCAGATCTGGCGCGGTATATATGTAACTAATCCACCTGCTGCCCTAATAACAGACATCGTTAAGTCTCTTAATACAGACCTGATCAATGTGAAAGCATCGATATATAACTCTAACTCAATCAAGATGACTTCTACTACAGAACAAGGCGGAAGCATCGCTGTTCCTGTAGCAGT